CTAACGAATATACTTTTTCTTCATGTAATTCAGATTTATACCGAAATTTATCAAAAACAGATTTATACAATTGATCACGAGGTACTGCACTATGAACATCATGTGCAATTCGAATATACAAGTCAAATCCCTCATATTTTTCACTACCATCTTCATTTTCATAAATTGTTCGACCTGCATCATCAACTGTCCAGCCCCATAATAAATTATATAATTCTGATTTTGTTTCATATACTTTCCATGAACCTTCTTGACTCATAATTTTCTTTCCTTTTTTCTTAGAAGGTACTTCTTCAAATAAACCATCTATTAAACTAATTGATAATCGACATAAATCAAATGACATATTTGGTTTTACTTTTGGTTTCTTAGGGTCATAAAATGGACCAAAATTATATTGATCACTTGCATCTTGTTGAGGCCAATGATCATCTGAAATTATTTCTTTCTTTCCTAAACGAAATATAGCACGTCCAAAATCAATAATACTAAATATTTTTCCATATGTAGGAACTTTCCATACATCTCCATCTTTTGTCTTGTAAAAAAGATAAGGTTTATCAGTTGATCTCCATAGAATATTATTTGAATGTAAATCATTGTGAGTAAAATGAATTGTACTTTGAAGAAATGTTAAAACTGAAATAACTTGAAATAACCATGCAACCCATCGTTGTTCCCATTGTGGTGTACCATGTTCATGTCCATCAATTTCATCATCATCAATAAGTGTATCCATTATTCCTTCTTGTGCTTCTTGTGCAATTGTAATTACAGGAATATCAGATAATTCTAGAGAAATTTCAATATCCATATCTTTATTATCTTCACTATCTTCATCTTCATCTTCACTATCTTTGCTATCTTCATCTTCACTCTCTTCATCTTCACTCTCTTCATCTTCACTATCTTCATTTTCACTATTTTCATCTTCGTTATTCTCACTATTTTCCTCTTTTTCAGAATGAAGTGATTTATCAGATAATGTATCAAATTCTAGATGCTCAAGAGTTACATCAGGAGGATCATCTGTTACAGTTTCATCATTTTCAATATTATCAAATGAAAATGATGTGGCAGATCCAACGGATTCTGTATCATTTATATTATCTAATAGATCTAATTCTTCATCTTTTTCAAATGGAGGTGTAATAAGTTCTTTATATATTTCTTCAGGTAAATCTTCATTTACAACAATTTTTGCTCGATTATCAGCTAATCCATCCCAAAACCATCTGCAATTACGATATGTATCATATTCATTTGAAATATTAAATTTATATTTTTTACTAATTCCTGTAAATGATCCATAAAATAATACACAATGTGGAGTTAAATCCATTTCACGAAAACGACTTAATACAAAATTAAGGAGATAATCAACATATGCTTGATTATTTTGACTATGTAATTTATTAGAACTTTCTTTCCATCGATTTGTTATTTGAGGAAGAAATGGATGAATAGGTTTCATATATTTTTCACGAAGTATATCAATTGGATTTAATAAATGAACAATTTTAGTATATACATTACATTCTTCTTCTACTCCATCATATACTCGTTTTGCTTTCCAAAAATTGGGTTTAAATTGTTCATTCCATTCACTTACTTGATATTTTGATGGAAGTTCTAAATTAAATTTTGACTGAATTTCTTCAGGATGCGTAAAGAATTCCAACATAGGATTATATCGCTGTATATGATCGATTGTATTAAATGATGTTCTATCATTTTCAGAAATAGCACATTCTCTGCATACTTCTTTTTTAATAGTCTTTCCTAATGATAACATCTTCTTCATTCGTAGAGTTATGTGTTGAAAAGAGTACGCATATGAAATATATTCTGTAATAGAATGGCACAGGGTGGTGTAAATGTAAATCTCCGGAAGTTTGTAATGAAATCAATTCCACAGGATGCTGTTGCTGTTTTTATTGGACGACGGCGTACTGGTAAATCAACTCTTGTGCGTGATTTACTCTTTCATCATCAAGAGTTACCATTAGGATGTGTAATTTCAGGTACAGAAGAGTCAAACGGTTTTTTTAAAAAGATTGTTCCACCTATGTTTATTCATGGTGAATATAATGCTATTATTTTAGCAAATTTTGTAAAACGCCAAAAATTGGTAATGCAGCGTATCCAACAAGATGAAGGTCGTGGAATGAAATCAAATATTGATCCTCGCGCCTTCTTGATTTTAGATGATTGTATGTATGATGATTCATGGACTCATGATAAAAATATTCGCTACTTGTTTATGAATGGTCGTTGGCTCAAAGTATTTTTTATTATTACAATGCAATTTCCTCTTGGTATTCAACCTGCTCTTCGTACCAATATCGATTATGTATTTATTTTGAGAGAACCATATTTGAATAATCGTCGTCGTCTCTTTGAAAATTATGGATCCGCTTTTCCGTCTTTTGAGTTCTTCTGTCAAATGATGGATCAGTGTACACAGAATTATGAATGTTTGGTGATTAATAATAATACACAAAGTAACAAACTGGAAGATACGATTTACTGGTACAAAGCAGAAGTTCATGGAGAATTTAAAATGGGTGCTCCTGAGTTATGGCGTCAATCTGAGATGATCTCCCGCATTAAAGAAGAAGATGAGATTAATAATTTTGATCCAAGATCAAGTACTAAATTACGTGGTCCCGCCATTAATGTTCAAAAGAAATATTAGATAAAATAGTAGATGCGAGTTCATAGATTAACATATATGATTATTGCATTGATTGTATTAATTGGTGTAATTTATATGCAACGCAGTGAAGGATTTGAAAATCCTGTTCCAGAGTATTGTGGTTCTGCTGGATTTGGACAAAGTCCAGGTGTAATTAAAGTATTCAAGATTAAAGAAAAAGATACAATTAGACAATATACAGAAAGTGAATGTGCTAAAATAGATGGATCAAAATTTACAAATGGACAATGTACTGTTGTAAAAGATGGTAAAACAATATACTGTTCTCAAGCATGCAAGGGGCTTAATAAAATACCAAGTCCACCGCCAGAAGAATGCTTAGTTGATGGAAAATTAGTAGGAATTACAAGTAAAGAATTTAAAACAAATATTGGTAAAATGGTAACATTTCCTGATAATACCTTTAGATTTTATACAAAAAAAGATTGTGATGCATTAAATGGAACACATAATGTATCATTTTTAACTCAAATGAGTGAGGCAGATAGAAAAACATTTATAACAAATCATGGAAAAGGATATGGGTTTTGTCAAGGCAATGGCCTTGACTATTCAGGTATGTGTTATGCAGAACCTCCATCTATAGCAGATGTTAAAAATAAGATTACTGGATTATTTTCATAATTATAACTTGTAATTAAATATAAATACTACTAGAATGCGTTTAAAACAGCTCATTGTAATAATACTTGTCATTATTATTTTATATTATACTTGTGTAAAAAAGACAGATGGATTTGTAGATGCAGGTCGATGTGGCGTTGATTTACCACCGTGTTCTTCTGGTCTACGGTGTATCAACGGTTATTGTAAATCAGATATAGCTCCTGTTCTTCCTTATTTTTCTGATTTACCTATTACACCTGATCGTCACTAAAATGTAGTCATTAATAAAACCTGTGTATTTGCTAGAAAATGAATAACTCAAAAGCAATGGGACTTGGAGCAATGATGTTACTTTTAGTATTAGCAATTGTTTTTCTACCAATGATTGTACGTTATATTGACAAGATGGAACCACATTATGTATCAGGATTTGAAGATATGGTAAAAAATGTAAATGTACCTCAAGATATGCAAGGATCATACGGTTCTACACCAAATGCTCCTGTTATGCGATGTACTTCTAATAAGAATGTTAATTGCAATGAAGGTCAATTCTGTGATAATTCAACCAGTGCATGTATTGATAACTATGTTGGAGGTGATGTTCCTGAGTTAGGATATTATTCATAATATATCAATTTATAATTTTCTATAAAAATAAACATCGGATGATTTTTCCCATGTCATTGGTATTTTATATATTTTCATAGAAAATTTACTTAAATTAAAAGGCAATTCAACTGAACATGCTATAAGTGTATTTACTTGTACTTCTTTTTCTATTTTTTTAGATAATTTTTTATTAATTTGATCTGAAAAACATAGATTTGATATAAAAATCCAGGATGCATCTTTTATAGAATAATCAAACATTGATCCACATATAAATTCAATTCGTGCCTGCACTGAATCTTTTAATGTATGATATACTTTCATTGCAGTTTCATGTCGTTCTTTTACTAATTCAATTCCTTTTGATTGTATAGTTGGTATTAATTCTGCAACCATTGTTACAAATTTTCCAATTCCAGATCCTAAATCATAAAATACTTTCGGAGAATCACTTAATACTTTATATTCTTTTTGATAAATATCTACTAAATGTTCAATTCCTTTTAAGGTAATTTCACCATATGTTGTTGCATATTTAGAATCATATGATCCATTAACTCCATATCCATTTAATCCTTTATATAATTTCTTAATCTTTTTACGTGTAATATTATATTTATAATTAGTTTTCATTTGTATTCCTATTATTTATACATAATTTGTATTTATATGTAAACTTTTTATTATTCTTGTCTGTATTTCATTTAGAATATTTCGAAGTTTTGTTTGATTTACAAATAATATATATGCAATAATAATTCCACCTGATGTTTCTTGTAATAATGAATATTTAAATCCATACATGCCATCAAAAATAAATGGTATACGTTTAATAAAAATTCGTATAAAGTAATATAAAATTGCAATTAATCCAAAAATAAATGCAATTTCAATTAATAATATAATAAATGATTTATATTTTGGATCTTTTTTTGACATAATAAATTCTAAAAAGATAGATAATACCATTCCACATAAAACATACATAATAGATACAATAAAAATAGATGTTATTTTTACTACATAAAATCCAAACATTCTATTATCTATAGAATAGGATATATTTTTGTATAGTGTCTACTAAACCAAAATACAAGTTCGGAAAACACACTTTTATAATATCCAATAAAATAAGTAGAACATGCCATAATTAATAATCGATATACTATATATTGTATATTATTGAAATAAATGGGTTTTTTTAATATATGACAGTTTAATATTGTATTTAATTGTAAATTATTATCATCGATTACAATAATACAATTAACTCCTGTTTCTGTGCTAATTTCTTTTATTTTTTGTATATATGTATCTAGTGTGCATACTGATACATCTATCATAACACCAATAAATGGTTGTTTTAAAGATTCAATAAATGAATGAACTTCATGTATTATGGTAGATTTAAATGTAATTTGATGAAGTGCTCTAAAATAACGATTTTTGATATATTCGTGAATTTCTTTAGAATCATATTTCCATACAGTTTCATTACAAAATGATATACGCTCATGAAATAATGGAGATGATAATCCATTTATATACCATGATGCATTAGGAATAATTCCATTTATAGTAGTTGCTGTATAAATAGGCTGAATATATTTTTGAGTATTACCAGTATATATGTGTGAATTATCCAATATTGTATCAAAATCCTTAATAGTTAATACTGTATCATGATTGACTGCCAATGCACTAATCATACATTTTAATATAGTTTCAGTAGAATATGGCATATCCATTATTACAAATTGTATATATTCCATTATATTATATATCATGAAATATATAATTTAAGTATTATTTCATTCTTTCACTGTTAGTCCTTTGATTCATTTACTTGTTCTACATTTGAGCTTGATTTGCGCTGTAGAGCCAAATCACCTTGTGAGCTAAACATATCACCAAATGCAGATGAAGCAGTTAGAGTAGAACTAGAAGTAGCTGGTTTAGCACCCTTTGTACGCTCTTCAAAAAACTTTTCACGAGAATCTTCATTCTCTTTATATTTTTTCATGAGTGTATTAAGTTGATCATTGTTATATTCTTGATCTTTAACTTCATTGGGACTTGGATCCCAAGGCGTCCATTTACCAACTTCACCCATAAAAATATTATGATACTTATCTTTTGTTTGTAGTTTCTTTGCTTTCAATTCTGCTTCTTTTGTATTACTATATACACCACGAACTTTAACACCACGCATTGATGTGTGAAAATCATTCAATGCATAAAATTCTTCTTCTAGCTTTGTCTTTTGTTTAAACATAAATTCATCATATGCGTCTGCAATAGTCGTTTTTGTAATAGAGTCCTGATTTGACTTTACAAATTGTGTATAATTGGTAATCATTGTATCAACTGATAAACGATTTTTACGGCAAACTGCGGCTGAATCAAACTGATCGGCTTTCTCAAGTTCACGTGCTTTCTCATCTAGTTCATCATTAACACGTTTAACAGTATCAATCAAAAAATTCTCCAAATTCTTAACTTTCCAGTCAACCTCATAGGATTCAACAAACTTTTTAAAGAAAAATACTTCTTTTTTATCTAGCACTTTCTCCGGACTAAGAAAACTCAATAATACATAACGCTGGCCAGGAATCTCAGTGTCTTCGTCCAAAAAATCTTCGACAACATTTGATGATTGTGACATCTTCTATTGCATTTGGTTTGAAATGCTTTAAACTGATTTTGAGTCCTTGATGAATTTTTCTTAACAACTGAATGAGTTATTTTCTTAGGATCAAATATAGAAATGATGGGCTACGGATTTGCTGAAATTGTTAACCGCGTTATTAAATATTTGATTGAAGGTCTTGTTATTGCCGCTGCTGCTATTTTTATCCCTAAACGCGCTCTGCCATTCGATGAGGTAGCTACCCTCGCTGTCTTGGCTGCTGTCGTATTCGCTGTTCTGGATGCCGTCAGCCCTAGCATGGGTGTTACTAGCAGACAGGGGGCAGGTCTCGGTTTGGGCTTCAAAATCGTTGGATTCCCCATGTAAATTTTACATTTAAATTCACCTATATGTAAATGATTATTTTTCAGAATGTAACGTTCTAAAAACTAACCATAGTACCCCTCCTGCCCCATTTCTTTAATTTTGGGCTTTTTCAGAGGATTCTTCATTTTGCAATTTTCAATTCCAATACAATGGTTTCCATATATATCTTGACTTGATATGAAAACACATGTAGGTGGTTGATCTTGTAGCAATGTAATCTCTTCTTTTATAACTGTCTTCCAATCATATTTATCATGCCATACATCCAACTGTGAAATATGAATAATAGAGTATCCTTGTTCCATACATTTTTGAATCTTTTCTTTGTCTTTTGTCTGAACATTTTCAGGCGTATCCCAATTGGAAATTTGTATAAAATGTTGTTCTCCATCCAACTCAATTAATACTTTGTTAACACCAAAATCAAATGGCATAATATGTCCTGTTTTAGAAAATTTGCACCACTCAAATCGTAGTTGTTTCCTGCATTCTGGATACTTGGAAAGAAATCCTAACATTTTTGCTTCTGATTTATTTTTGCAATAAGGACACCAATATCCAGTAAGGACATTGTATAGAATAGAATCAAATTCGGAATTACATTTATCACAATCAAATATAGCTCTTTTATTTGACCCTTTAAAGACTTCTCTAGGTATAAGTGTATTTTTAGAACTCCAGCAATTTACTTTTGGATACGATGCAAAAGATTTGTTAAAACAAATATCACAATCTTGATCACATAACTTTTGATTTGCACAATATAAGCATGAACCATGATTACTATTATAATAATGTGTAACAGCTGTAGTATACTCATGCCTACATACTAAACAATCAAATATCATTTTTTTATTAGATTGTAAGAAAACTTGACGTGGTTGCAATTTATTTTTACTAGACCATGCCTCTGACATAATATGAGATGCACATGACTTTTCAAAACAGTATGTACAATCTTCTTCACATAATCGTTGATGGGTACAGTAAGGACAGTGATTTTCTTTTTTAAGTGTAAATAATACAGATATATAAGAATGGTTGCATGTAGTACAATCAAACCAGAATTTTCGTTCAGAACCCTTGCATGCCATTCGCGCGGCTATTTCATTTTTAGTAGACCATTGTGAAGCCATTGGTTGAGATGCAAATGATTTTGCATAACAGAATAGACAATCTTCTGCATCACATAATTTATCTTTATTGCAATAAGAACACCATCCTCCTGAATTTATATTATTTGGTACAAGTATTAATTCATGACTGCATTCTTCACAATCAAATATAAACTTTTTATTACTCTGTAAATGAACTTCTTCAGGTCTGTTTTCATTCTTATCGCTCCAGAATGCAGCTTTTGGATGAGAAGCAAATGATCGCTTATTGCATATATCGCATGCACCACATAACTTCTTAGAACTTGGAGAACACATTATATTAAGTTCGGAGATATATGTTTAGGCTTTGGTCTTAAACTTATAGAAATATAAATATCAATTTTATTCATAGTATAATCTAGCTCTTCAAAAATGAACAGAGTTGCCACCGATTAATCATTCTATCTCGTTGTATTTCCATTTCTTCTTCAAACTGATTATCAATTGCAAGATATTTATTATTAATAGTAATATACATTTCTGTTATATACTGACGTTCCTGCTCTAGTTTCTGTAGTGTATCTTTTAATATAATAGTCGGTTTTGTTTGCATTTGTAGCTGTATATTCATAATTTGATTCATAATATCTTTTAATTGATTCACAAGCATAATTTCTTCAAACTGTATTTTCTTTACTTCTGAAAAAACATTGATTGTATTTAATCGTGGATAGTTATGACGAATATCTTCTGGTAAAACAAATTGATTTGTTTCTTTGATTTCACGAACATCATTCTGTGTTTCATTAATTAACTTTTCCAATTCTTTTGATGCTCCCTTAATAAATAGAATCTTACCCGAATTAAATTCTAACTTGGATTGAATTCTATCAAATTTATATGCAGAAACACGATGTGCTTCTGCTTTTGCATCTAGTTTTAAATAATTAATTAAATTAAGAAAGAAAAAATTAAGAGCATTTAATGAACTTACAATAAGTGCTCCATATTGATATTCTTTCAATGCAATACTAATAACAGAGCATATTGCAGTAATGCAGATAGTAGGAAGCATTAAATAACTAAGACGTTGTTCACATAATGTTTTGGCCTCGATATAAAGAATTTTTTGACCTTTTAAATACATTGCAATAATATCACAGATCATAGAATCATTGCATTCATTCTTACTATAATTTCCAGTTAATATTGTATCCATCGTTTTATATGTAAATAAAGATGGAGGAAGATTTGAAAGGGTTGAAAGGTTTGAAGGAATAGGTTCTGAAAGAAGATCCTTAAGAGATACAGGCATTACTGGTTCTTCTGGAGGCAATGAACTATTCCTTGGTAGATTTGCAGGTATATTCTCCGATTCTGGTTTAATTACAATATTGAGCTCGCTCATTTATAATCTATACTGAAGTAGGTTTAGATGGGAAATATACATCCTTCTCATGTTGCAGCAGTTCATGCATATGATCCTAATATGTATGTTGTTAATAAATCATTAGAACAAAAGATACTTGAACGTGAAAAATATGAACATGATGTGAAAGAATATAATCAAGCATTAAAAGCATATAAGGAAAGGCATCCCGAATGTAATAAGGCATTTATTACATTAGATATGCATACAGTACCTGCTATTGCAAGTATACAAGATAAAGAAAAAAATAAAGCTGAATTAATTGCAAAACAGTTTGGTCTTTAAGCATGATAATTAGCCACTTGTTCTCAAATACCCCCATCCCATATCTTGACAAATTAACTTCCATGTCTTATCTTGCATATAAAGTTTATCACGATTTTTTAAAAGAGGAAAACATGCTAAATATTCATCCATTTCCAGAAGCTCACAGAATTTATATAAAACATAACTATATGATAAAAAGTTTCTACGTCCTTTAGGACAATGTTTCTTAAAAGAAGGTTGGATTTCACGAAACATATGACGTAATTTTTCTTCATTTTCACGTGACATAAATGGTGCATTTTGACCATTTAGACGATTAATAATATGCGGAATATGTTCATAATATTTAGAACATTTCATTTTACGTAGGATCTCTCGAAGTTTTGTAGGTTTAAGTGTACTCATATTTGTAATTTGCTCGCGTTTTAGTTGAAATAAAATGGCATCATAAATATCATCGGGAATTTCTGTACTCTCTTTTGCTTGAAATTGAGCAAGCCATTCATTAAAATGATTAATCTTCTTATATGCATAATAACATACTTCACGAGGTGGATCCTTATAGGATGGTTTATCTGTATCTACTAAAAGTGCTTCTTGATGACCACATTTTGAACATGTAATATTTGCTTCATTTAAACAAATAATCATTTCGTTATTACATTTATCACAAATTGTCCATGAATCCTCATAATCATCAATTGTATTCCGAACCATACTAGGATCTTCTAATTGCAAATACTCATTAAGCAATTGATTTCGCTGAAGTGTTTTTTGAACAGGTTTTACATCTGTTTTATTTCCTTCTTCTTGAGCAACTTCTTCTAAAATGGCTAAAATGGATCCTGGTTTTGCCTTATTGGATGTTTGTGCATAATTTCCCTGTTGAATTTGATCTTGAATATCATAATAATTATATAAAATATTTCCTGTACGAAGATAATAATCCATTATTTCTGAATCATCTTCAATTGATATTATTTTTTTTTTAAGAAGTTCCGCATCACGTTCTAATCTCCACAGTTCTGTGGTAGAAGTAGTATCTAATATTTTTTGATAAAGTACAGCTAATTCACTTTTTAATATATCAATATTCTTTTTTTCATCTATCATTTGCTGAACATGTTGACTATGAATAGCATCTAATGTTGTTCGTGCCTCTGGATTACTTCGCTTTGAATTTTTTACTTTAAAGTAGACACTCATCTAGTAATGAGGTAGAGATTTGTTTTAAATTATATTTGTATGTTTAAAATATAGTATTTATTTTTTATTGAATTAATAAGTAGATAAGTATGAGTGCAACAATATCTAATATAACGCCTAATAATTTAAATTCTTTTAAAAGACAACAATATTTAAAAACAAATGAGGGTAAACAATATTTAAAAAATTATGTACATAAATTAACTCAATTGGAAAGAGAACAATATTTTAAAACAAATGAGGGTCGACAGTATTTACAAAAATTTATATGTCAACCAATTATACCAGCATATTTAACAAAAACTTATAATAATACTATGCGAACAAAAACTGAGAAGAATAACTATAAAAAATACTGCAATACTATAAGAGATAAAAGAAATCAATTAGAAGAACAAACAAAATCTAGATCTAAATTTATTAATACTGCAAAAGCACGATATGCACTTGGAAAAATGTATAGTTCTAAAACTACTACTAACAGAAATAATGCAATTAAAAGATATTTTAATATAATTAATAAACGTATGAAAATACGAAGCTTATTTACAAAAATTCCTGCAACACGCAAACGTAAACTATATAATCCTAATAAGAAATATAGACCTATACATTTTTTTCAAAAACGAAAAGCTACAGTATCTCTAAAAAGCTAACACCTTACCAAAATACATCCATAATACAACACCAAATAGTGCTTTGGATATAATATCTAATATATTATAAGCAATATTCTTCTCTTCTTCTTCTAATAAGTATGCTATTCCATATCCGGTCCAAATTACTGCAAAAATAATAAATACAGTCAGAGAACATCCTTTTGGAATAGTATATATAAACATATATAGTAACATTAGTGCATAAAATACAAATCCAAGTAAGAGACCATTCATAGAAGAAATTATTTTAGATTCACCTAAATATCCAAATAATAACATAAGCCAATTTAGAATAATAATAATACCATAACATTTATAATTTACAGAATTTAATTTTGTATTATAAAATAATACAACTGCCAGTAAAATAAGAGGAGTAGTAATCATCCAATCCATATAACGCGTTGGTACAATTTCTTCTAATTTGAAATTTGGTTGTTTCATTTTATCCAAAAATGTTCCATATACAATTCCTGCAACAAGTGATACAGTTGTTTCAATGTTCATAATATGACGCGTATTAATACATGGTGTACGGAGAGCTTCAATTAAAGTAATCGCAGTATATCCAAACAAAACAATATAGGTTGCCATAAATGTATTGTTCAGAAAATTGCCATATTTGAATATGGGTTTAGAATCTGCAGGCATTCTATTCTATATTTTTATAATTTCTCAAACATCGAAAACATTTCCAATCCTTCTTTAAATAATTTAATATCACTTAAAATTTTCTTTGCAAGTGCCTTTGTATCTTTACGATACATTGATATCCACAGACTCTCATTATATTTTTTTGATCGCTGATATTCAATATGATCAGAGCAAATTGTTACATAAATATTATACAGTTCTTGCTTGTATTCTCTGTGTGTTTCTTTTGTTTCTGTATTAAAAATAAGTTTCATCCATTTTAAAAGACGATCCATCTGTAATAAATCAAGTTCATGTTCATCATCGGGTTCCTGTCGAATAACAGGTTGCTCAGGTTTTTGATAAGAGTAGACAGTGCTAATAGCAGATGATAAAAGAGGTGCCATATTTGTTACAATAAAATGTGTTATGACTTGGACAGGTAGGGATGACATTTCTTAAATATATACATTTTATTTCTATTTCATAGAAATGAAAACTCTTAAATTATTATTACTAGTATCACTTTTTATTACATTATTACTTTCAATATGTTATTTTGGCTATTGCTGTATGTATAATAAAAAAGAGTTGCATACATGGCAAATGCCAATGTTATTTGCATTATTTCTTGATTTTGTGTTGACGTATATGCAATAATTATCCATAAAAGAGATAGAGTATTGTTAAACTATCTTCTGGCTCTTCTCGGCATTCTTCTAGTTTTGTAATTAATATTTCAATTCTTCTTGACATTTCTTCGGTATTGATTTTTATCATTCCTGTGGGAGTATATCCAAAAGGTGATATATGCTTTATAGATTGTTCGGTGTATCCATCTGGATTAAAACGCAGAAAGATAACTTTTCGGAACCCTAAGTCGTTTGAACTCTCTATAGAGGGTTCAACTGAGTTAATGGACTTGAGTCCATTAATATCCTCATATAATGAAATCATTCGTTTCTGTTCACATGCATAATTCATATGTCGGTTCTCATCAATCTCGATGATAAGGCAATGTGATCCAAAATCAATGAATAGGTCTGGGCGTTTCTTGGAGCATCCTCCTTCAATCATTTTATCAAATGACATGGTTAATGTATCTTTATAATGTGCTTTCAATGCATCCACAACATAATGTTCTTTTAGTTTGAATTGTCGTGGGATTTTTACGTTAGGGTTTAATACACAGTAGCAACGAAAACAGTAGGGTTTCCAACGCGAA